TGCGTCCCCAGCCCCTCGCGTGGAGAGCGATGGTGCCAGCTCGGACGAATAGGCCAAGGAGGTCGGGGGCCGTCCTTACTGTCCTTGGGCGTACTGCTGTGCCATTACCATTACCATTACCATTACCGCTTACCGACACCAAAGAGCGCCGGGGAGGTAGCGTCGGCTGCGGGTCACTACCGTTACCTGCGGTCTTGACCAGGATCTTCTCACTATCGACCAGGCCCTCCCTGATCCGCTCGAGCTGGGCTATGTCCTGGTTGAACTTGCCCATGATCTCGAGATCGCTATTGCTCACGTTGGTATCGTCCATCTTTTCGAGATGGACTTGAAGGGCATCCTTCTTGGCGATGATCTGCGTCTCCAGGTCCTGGATGCGCTGTGACAGGCCAGACATTTGTCCAGCTCCTCTGTTGCTGTTACTTCTTCTGGCGTGCCCGCCGGTGAACCCTCGGTGTCGCACTCGTCCCTTATCGCCTTGCCCGGCAAAGACGAGGTCGATCACCTCTGGTGAAATCTTTAAGCTCTTGGCTATAGCCAGCGCGTTCGGATTTGCAGGTACGGCGACCACGCTGGTCTCGACTAACTCACTCTTGGTGTAGACATAGCCCCAGTCCGTTCCCTCCCTCTTTTTACTCTCAAGTGGGCGGAAGCCCACGGAGACTGCCTTGAGGATACCGGAGTCGATCAGTCGCCTGATCTCATCGATCCTGGGACTGGTCCCCTCCGCAGCCATCTCGAGGTGGCCGATCAGCTGCTTGTTCTCGACGCGGATGTTCAGCCACTTGCCGATCGGAAAGTCGGAGCGGTGACCAAACAGCGCAATCGGATTGCGCTTGAACGCCTTGAGGTCCCAGCCGTCCGACATGATCACGTCGTCCAGTCTGTCCGGTGTCTCGTCGGAGAGGACGAACTCCATCCCGCTGACGGTGGCGGAGTGGGTCTTATACTGGATGTCCTTGGCCGCAGCGTTCTCCCAGATCATCTGGCAGGCATCCTCGCTGCCAATCTCGTCGACGCAGTCGGACATGAACTCGTCCTCGTCGTCATACTCCTCGGGATCGGGCACCTCCTTGTGCCAGAGGTCCATGCAGATGGCGACAGCCTGCTCCCTTGAGCGCCCGGTTCTGACTATCTCCGGTATGCATCTGGCCGTGAAGTCGCTCTGGCTCTCACCCTTGTTGGGCTTGATCTGCATGGTGTCTCTCCTATGCTGATATTCGCATGAACGCCAGCCACGAGTTGGGTATACTCTCGATCTTCCAACCCTCACCGATCAGACTATTGAGCGCCTGGGTGACCTCGACCGCGGGGTTGTTGTAGTCGTGCCAGCAGATCATCCCTCCAGGCCGAACCAGTGCCCTGGCCAATCTGCTCTCGTGGAGGACGGCCTTCTCGCTGTGGTCTCCGTCGATGAATACTGCGTCGCACATCTCGAGGTCATACTGCTCAATCGTCAGCGAGGGCTGGAGCAGCAGATAGAACCTCGAGTCGTGCATGGCATAGCGCCCCGCGCGGTCTGGTACCTCGCTCCTCTGGCACTCCAGTACCGTCTCATAGCCCGAAGGAACGTCGATGCCTATGTATCTCTCGATCGACCCTACATTCTCGAGGATGCGCGAGGCGGTGATCCCTAGATTGCAGCCAAACTCAATCACCACCCTCGGGGACACACTGCCGATGAGATCGACCAAGAGCGAGGTCTCCCTCTGGTTGAGGTAGTGGCTGAACGGACCTCGAGGCAACAGGATCATAACGGACGCCGCTGGGCCATGGCGCTGCGCCAGTCTCCGGGGCTCTCCTGGCGAAGCAGCCTGACCCTGTCGTACCAGCGGGCCTGCCAGCGCCAGCTCGCCCAGTGGGAGAGCAGGCCATAGACGTTAGGGTGGCCGATCGCGCCGGCGAGGTGGAGTGCGGCAGTGTCGACGCTGATAATCTCGTCCATGGTCGACATCAGCTCGGCGCACTCTGCGAAGTCCTTGAAGGAGTGGTGGATGACCCCGCAGCACTCCGCCTCATCGGCGCCCTGGGCCTGAACGCTGTGGATCTCTCCGCCTCCGGAGATCATATCGACCAACTCGTGGAGGGCAATGGAGCGTGGGTAGTCACCCGGAGAGGGCTTACCGACGGACCACGCTACTCCGATGCGATAGTCTCGGACGTAGGCCGAGGGGGGAAACTTGAGGTACGGAGCACCGGTCACGCTCTTTGGCGTCACCCCGAGCCGGCGAGGGAGGTGGAGCATTGGGCAGAAGAAGTCGGCGTCGACCTGCTCTATGTCTTCTGCGGTCTGGCAAAGCTCCTCCGCGGTCCTGCGAAGCTCCGGCGGTACGACGGCGACGACCTCTTTATCGAGCTGGGGCGCATAGCGCAGGCACATGATGGTATCGCCAAGACCGTGGGCGTGGAGCAGCATCAACCGACGGTAGGGCTCTCCGCGCCACGGCCTGAGGCCCAGCGCTAATGCACGCTCGACCTGGGGACGCATGAACGGCTTTGACTGCTCGCACTGCCAGTACTCCTCAAAGCCCTTGTCCCAGTCGCCGCAGGCGAGCAGGATCATCGCGCGGTTGAACCTGGCCCGCAGCGTCGGGGCAGATCCATACGCGAGGTCGGCCGCCGCGAGGGCATCGTCGAGGAGGCCTCTCTGGTATGACTCGACGGCCATATTGAACCATTTAAGGTAGTCGCCGATGTAGATGTGGAGGTCGTTCGTCACCTCGCGCCGCCCGACGGCCTGCCCAGCGTGGGCGACAATAATGCTCTCTGGTACGGAGGCCTTGTGCCCATTTGTACTGCGTACCTCGAGCACCTCACCCCCGAGGGTCAGGCCGCGCCAGCCGTACTCAGTCTCCTCGTAGGCGATTACCGGATCCATCTTCGGGAGGTCGTCTTCGACAAAAGTGGCGAGCGGGTCTCTCATGGCCTTACCTCCTCTCTTACTTCCACGCCGGGGTCAGCCAGGCCACGCCGCGAGGATCGCGAAGCGCCCACGATACCGGCCAGCGGACCTTTATCGCCAGCGTCTCGGTCTGGAACAGGCTGCGCTCTGGCCCCGCGGCGCCCGGGAGGCCAGGAGCCGTATCGTCCATCACCAGGGCGGCCGCGCTGGCGACCTCGATCTCCGGGTCTGGGCTGATCGCCGAGGCTACGGCCTGCGAGGCTATCGCTATGATGTCGCTCCCCACTGCGCCCGACATGATCGGCTCGATGACCGCATCGTCATCTCCAAGGAAGCGGGCGGACATTCCGATCACTCTGGCGGAGTTGCCCACCAGGACGTAGGGTCCCTTGCCGCCGACTGCGCTGACCGCACCAATCAGTGTTCCGAGGTCCTCGAAGTAGGCACCAAATGGATCCGTACTCGCGCTCGGAGTCAGGGCCGCTATGCCGTTGCGGATACCGGCAGGCCTGGCGGCCGTTGCAGGATTTATGTCGAAGAATGCGGCGTCGATTGCCAGGGCGGCCGAGCGGACCAGGACGTCGCCGATCAACTGCTCCGCGTTAGAACTCTCGACCATCTCTCTGGTGAGCACGCTGATCCCTGCGACCTTGTGCGGCAGGATCGACTGGGCAGTCGCGGCGAACTGCCTCACGGGGATGGGCTGCCCCTCCGCAACAAAGCTGGCGCCCCCGGCGGTGGCGACGAACGCTGGGACACCGATCGCCCCGTAGCCGTTCCAGGTCAAGACCAGGCCGCCGGTCATGACGTCTACTGCGGCACTGGCGGCACCGAGCGCCTCGACGGTGTCCTCCACCCACTTCTGGGCGAGCTCCGCGGCCCAGCCGGTAACGCTGGTCATTGCGGGAGAGGTGGCAGCCCTGGTCGAGATCAGCGTCGCCAGCGTCTTGTCACTGGGCCACAGGCTTGCGGCGATGTCGTCGACCCTCGCTCGCTTGAGCTGAGAGAGGACCCTCGCCGTCACCATGCGGCGGAACAGGTTGCCCTCTGGGATATCGAGGGCTGGCTCTTGCTGCTGCTTGCGGAAGGGGAGCGGACTAGTCATGGCTCTGGGTCCTCATGCGATCATGGTACTTATGTCGAACTCCACCTGTCTCTCCTTGATTGCGCCCGCGGAGAGGGCCATCGCCATCGCCACGAGCGCGTCAATGCGGGAGCGGTACTTTGAGTTGCTCTTATCGAACTTCCTGCCACCGGCCGGGTCCCTCTGCACGATTGCGTTGTTCGCGCACCAGGTCAGCACTGGGTGGAGGCCGTGCCTGAGCTTCCGCTGGACCACCAGTCGCTCTACGACGTCGACGGCAGGGGTCATATCCTTGAAGCCCTGGCCGTGCTCTATCAGCGGCACGCGGCAGCCAATCTGATCGAGCTCGCGCTTCAGCTCGGCCATCCTCCAGCGGTCAAACGCGAGACCCATTATCTGGTTCTGGCCGTTGACCTCCGCAATCTTCCTTGCGATCGCCCTCGGGTCCGTTGCAACGCCGGAGGGGATGATCAGGTCCTGCCTGGCCCACACCTCGTACGGGACACCGTCCTCGTCGCCCTTCTCCTTCAGGTTGCCGGGGACCCACACCCAAGGCTTGACGTGCCACGTACCGGTATCGTCCTGGCGCACGATCACCAGTGCGGAGAGGTCTCTCGTGCTGCCGATATCGAGGCCGGCAAACACCTTCATGCCGGGCTCGATGATTGGGACATCTCCGCACGCCTTCCACGACATCGGCTCCATGAACCGAGCCTCTGCGGCCACCCGCTGGTTGAGGATCAGGTTGCGGAAGGCGTTCTCCTGGGTCGGCATCCGCTGGGCCTGGGAGGCCAGTCGCTTCACGTCTTCGAGACTGCGGAAGTCCCCCAGCGCGGGGTTGGCCATCTCCCAGGTGTCCCTGTCCCACGGGTCTGCGTCCTCTGGCGCAGAGAATAGCGTGAGATGGAAGCTCTTGTCGGATATCTCTCCCGAGTTGACCTTCTGGCCGTAGTCGATAAGGTGTGACAGCGGGGCATAGGAGTCGGCGGCCTGGGTCGAGATCACCAGCAGCAGGGGCTCCTTCCTCGCACCCATGGCGCTGTCCATGGCGTCATACAGCTCCCGATTGGAGGCCTGACCAAGCTCGTCGTAGACGACGAACGAGGGGCTCAGACCCATCTTGGTCTTCGCCTCTGCGGTCAGGGTACAGTACACACTACCGTTATAGAGGTCCTGGATGTCCTTTACGAACTTCTGGGTATTGGTCCGCGCAGTGAGGTATGCGCTCTGCTGGATCATCGCCTCCATCTCGTGGAATATCTTGGAGGCCTGGAAGCGGTCGTTCGCGCAGGCGTAGACCTCGCCGCGGTTCTCTGCCTCAGGGCCGGAGAGGTGGCAGAGCGCGAGCCCCGCCGCGATCTGGGTCTTACCGTTCTTCCTCCCCATCGACAGGACCGCGGTCCTCACCGTGCGGAGGTCTGAGTTATTCGTGCGGTAGACCTGGCGAATGAACTTCTTCTGCCAGGGGCGAAGGCTGAGCTTCTTGCCGACCTCGCTGCCGGAGGTAATGGTGAGGTCCTCGAGGAATGCCATGACCCTCTCGGCCCTGGTCAACCCTGCGGCGTCCCACGGGTTATTCCGCTTTGGCGCCGAGCGCTTGCTCAGCGGCTTTGCACCTATACCTCGCAGGCCCATTGCTTACTCACCGCCCTGCCGCTTCTCTCTCAAGACGGCGAGGCGCTCCATTAAGACCACAGGCAGGGCCATCTTGGACATGATGTCGATTAACTCATCCAGGTCGCCGGGGCTCCAGTCGAGCGAGGTGAAGTTATTCTCGGTCCAGTGGTGGTAGCCGTCGCATGAGAAGGTGGCGAAAGACTTTGCCCCGACCCTCCTGCCAGTGGAGCCGAGCAGAGCCAGGTGGCTGGAGGCCTCGATATTGATCTCTCCCGTCGGCTCAAAGTACACTGTCTTGGTACACGGGACTCCGAGCCCCTCTATAGTCGGTGAGTGACCGAGTGAGTGAATAGTGCCCTGACCTGTGACGATAACTCGGTTAGAGTCGACCTCGCCCAGGGCCACGGTGGACCGGCAGGGGAGCGTCACCCATGGGGCGTCGCCGTGGGCGCAGTTCCAAGGAATGATCGGCACGGGACCTCCTCTAGGTTTGGCCGGCGCCCGACCGGAAAGGTTAACGGTACGTCGCCGGCCTGCGAGCTGTTGTTTCCATGCTGCATTTGAGTCAATAGGGCCACCACCTGCTCGCTGGGCAACCCGTATTGACCTATCGTCAAACGGAGAGCTCGGGAGAGTAAACCAGGAGGAAAACCCTGCCCGAGCCTCCCCACCTATGCGGAAAGGGGGCCCCAACCGCACCGGCAGGGATCATCTGCCCTTCTTAGAAGGGGTCGGCACCGGGCCAGTTGGAATAGCGAATACGAACCATCCTGTCGTTGGGGTCCAGCCGTACTTGACTTCCCACCCCGGGGCGGCAGGGACGTCGGGCTTCGGAGGGGGATTGCCCCATCCCCACGGCGGCTCAGCGATCGGGACGGTAGGAAACTCTTCACCCGCACCGCCCCAAGTCCCCGGAGGAGGCTCTGACGGAGGCTGCTCCGGCCACTGCCCGGTACCGGGGTTCCATCCTGCGATCGGAAGGGTGGGACGAGGATCGCCCGGCCCCCAGATTACGAGGTCTCCCGGCACGGCGGCAATCGGTGAGTCACTCTTTGCGTAGTAAGCCATTCCTATTCTCCTTGCGAGCCTTTATCGGTACCGCACCACTGTGGCTCAAGCTACGTGAGCGGGCCGTCATGATGGAAAAGTCGTAGCGAAGGGATATCATCCACGATACCCTCCCTACCCTCTCCGGTAGCAGCGTCAGCCGCGGGGAAGCCTTCCTCCTCCGTTTCATGTGCGGGGCTCTCACCCGCTGCAACGCCCATTGAGGCTGCAGCCCCGGTTCCTGCGTCTCTGCGGCCCTAAACCGCTACCGTACCCTATTGAACCAAACTCGATAGGAAATCTTCGGTAGGATCAATCCTACCGAAATCAGGGGGTTAGAAAAATCTTCTACGAGTTTTTTGGCCGTAGAATGAGGAAAACGATCCTATCGAGGCCGCACACTTAGCAGACTTTTCGTTCGAAATTCTCGTTATAAATCAATAACTTAGTTGAAAAAGATTTGTAGATTTTTTCGCGCCGCCGCGGCGGCCAAAATGCCGGAGTCAATTTTTTCGCTATCCCCCCCTCCC